AACGTGACATCAATTCCAGTACCTGAAATGTCGACTTCCTCGCCATTGATCATAACTACAACACGTTCAGATGTAGGCTGCGCAGACTCAGCAGCTTCAGACAGATCTGCAGCTTCAGCTGGTTGGCCTTCCTCATTTGACTCTACCTGTTCATCCTTGGCCGCTTTGGCAGCTGCCGCGGCCACGGCCTTGATGTGCTTGTCCAGCGCGGCCTTGCCTTCCTTCTCGTCGACGGCGCCAAGCTCCAGCGCGACCTCCAGAAGTTCAGGCGGGCATTCTTCACCGGCGGGAATCGTGGTGGGATGGACCTCGCCAGCCTTCACCCCGAACAGATCGGACTTCAGTTTCGCCATTTCGGCCTCCGTTGTGTGAAGGGCGGCGAGTTTACCCGCCGCCCTGTGTCATTCGACGCCGACCCGATCAGGTCGTGGCGATGCGCAGCAGCTTGATCGCCTGCGAGTTGCGGATGCGGCCACCGACGCGGCGACGGACGTACCACTGCACGAAGCCCGGCAGCGTGATGTCGTCGCGGGTGATGCGCAGGCCCACGCGGTCCGCGATCAGGTAGCCTTCGCGGAAGTCGCCGAAGGCCAGCGGGAAGGCGTTGGCAGCCACGGCGGGCATGTCCTCGGCCTCGGTGATCGCGTAGCCCATGAAGGACTCGGGCTGCGACTGCGACAGCGAGGGCTGCCACAGGTACTGCCCGGTGGTGTCCTTGTACTTCCGCATCGCAGCGAGCACCGAGCGGTTGGTCACCCACCGTGCATTGGCGCGGTAGCGGGCACGCAGCGAATAGACCATGTCGAGGAACACGTCTGCCGAAGCGGGCATTGCCGCAGCCTGCCCCGAGGGCACATACTGCAGCACGCCGAAGGCGCGGCCAGCGTCGCCAGTGACAACGGGTGTCCCGGTCAGGAAGCCGGTGGGCCGGTTCGTGCCGTTGCCCGAGATGAACGCGGCGCCTTCACCAGCCGCCAGCGCTTCGGCGACCGAGGTCTGGAGCCAGCCCTCGACATCGAAGAACAGGTCATCGAGCGACTCTTCCGACGCGCGGGGACGGGCCGAGGCCGTGCCAAAGGTCGGCGCAACTTCGGCAAGGTCCGGCGTGTTGGTCTGGCTGCGAGCACCCGCTTCACCGACCCACTCGAACGCGGCGCCGTTCACGTCGAACAGTTCCTTATAGTCCGGCGAACCAACCTGACGGACCGTCGAGATCTGACGGATCGGCGACAGGTCAATGGTCAGCCGCGCCACGGTCGACTCGATCTGCTCCGGCAGAGCGAAGCCGCCCGCCGAACCCGTCGAGGTGACGGTCTGCACGGCCTTCGCTTCCACCGCCTTCTGGGCCGTCTTCAGGTCCATCTGGATCTGCGGGTCGGACGGATTCCGCAGCCAATTCACGAAGGCTTCCTTGTACGCGACCTGCTCGGGAATGACCGGCTTGGACTGATCGCCGCCGAGGTTCGAGCGCGCAGCCTTCTTCGCCACCGCTTCGAGGTCCTTCTTCAGCTCGGTGAGCGCGTCCATCTCGGCGTCGAGCTTGTCGAGCTTCGCCTTGGTCACCGGATCAACCGTGCCGGCCTTCTTGACCTCTTCGAGCGCGCGGTCGTTGGCCGACTTGTACTCCTCGAAGCCCTTGCCGATCTTCTCGATCGTGCGACCGATCTCGGCGAGGTCGGGGCCTTCCTTGACTTCCAGCGCGACGCCAGCGGCCAGACGCGCGGAGAACGCCGCGAAGTGCGCGGCCATGAGATGCTTGGACATGATGTCCTCCAATCAGGGGAAAAGTTTCAGCAGCCGGTCGGCTGCGGCTTTCACTTCGGCGGCGGCATGTGCGGCCTCGCGCCGCTCCTCCCCCAACCGCATGACGCCCGACACGAATGCCGTGGCATCGGCTTTCGAGAAGCCTGCCTCTCGCAGGAGTCTCTCGGCATCCTTCGGCGCATCGATCCGCCCCACGGTGGATTTCACCGTGTCGATCGTGGCCTTGCCATTGGCCGGGAAGGTCACAAGCGACACTTCCCAGAGATCAACGGCGGTAAGCGTGCGGACTTCGGCGTCCGCGTCATAGGACCATTCCTTGCTGACGAAGCCGATGGACAGGCCCTTTAGCGCGCCTTTCTTCAGCAGGGCATAGGCTGCCTTGCCCTTTTCGGTTTCCATGACGATCTGGCCTTTGACGCGAAGGCCCTTTTCGTCTTCGACCATCTCGGTCCAGACGCCAATCGGTTCGGACTGGTCATGCTGCCACAGCATGGCGGGCATGGAACCTGCAGCCTTGTGCTCGGCCAGCGAGGCAGCGAATGCACCGGGTGCGACGATGTCGTGCCAAGTGTCCTTGACGCCGAACACCGAGCCATAGCCCTCGATCTCGCCATTCTCGCCAGCG